CCCGAGCTCATCTTGCCTAAGTTTTCAAAGCCTTTTCCTAATTCCGAGGCTTTCACTGGCTCATATCCCAATGCTAATCGTTTGTCGATACTGTCATAATTATTTGTAGTGGATAACCAGCACAAATGAAATCCGGGAATAATCCCGCCTGGCAAATCCGGTAACGCCGAATTTTGCCACTTATCACGGAACGCAGCTACACGCTCCTTCTTGGATAATTTTTCTGGATCGTCATTAGCGATCCTTTCTTTCGTTTCTTCGACTCGATCTAATAGACGGTCTTCTAAGTCACGTTTGATTCTTGGATTTGTTGCCATTTTAATTAACCTTTATTTTGACGATCATACGAAGCATAAGCTCGGATCATTTTGTTTCTACGTTCTGTATCATCCCATGCACCAGCATCTTTAATTGCTTGGACACGCTCACGGCTTAATGTGATGGTGCCAGGTTTTTGTGCTGTTGCGTTAGATACTCTGCTTGAGGCTGTTGGGCCTGAAGAGCGTTTACTTTCTTTGCCACCTTTACTGGTGTATCGGTGTGGTAAACGGGACTGCAAACGATTATCTAGTTCTTCCCAATATTCAGGATCACTTGGATCCCAACCATCTTGAACTAGTTCTTGGTCAACTACTTTGGCAATTCTACTATCTGTGTCGCGAGCTTGTGGATCATACCAAGAGTTCTTTTTAAGCCATTTAGTGGCATTTTGTTGAACTTCAGTTGTGATCGGGTTTGGCACGTTTTGCTTTGGTGCCTGTGCTTGATCGACTTGTTGTTTCTTATAATGCTGAGCTTGTTGCAGACGTTGTTTAGCGTCTGTCAATTGCTCTAAATATTCCACTTGACCTGCTGCGTCGCCTGACTGGGCTGCTTGCAGCATCTTCATTTTTGCATACTCAACTCGAGTAGCTTCGTCTTCGATAGCCTTGTCAAGTTGTGCAAATTGGTAAGATGATGCTGTGTTTTCTACCTTTGCCAGACGTTCTGCCAGTTCCGCATTGCGGCGTTCAAGTGCAGTAATTTTGTTTTTTGCGGAGAGATCGCGTTGCTTCTTTAATTCTTTTTTAAGCTTGCGTTCTTCTCTACGAGCTTCACGAATCGCTTCACGTTCTTCGTCGGTTTCACCTTCGTCGGCTGCTTCGTCGTCTTCACGCTCTTCATCAGTGCGGTTGTCGTCTTCGTCGTGCTCTTTTTCTTTTTGTAATTCTTCTTGGTCTTCTACTTCATCTGGAAGTTCCAATTTGGCAAGCACTGAGCCATCTTCCCGTTCCTTAATGGGAACGTCTTTTTCATTTTCTGCCATACATACTTTCTACAAAGTTATTAGTCTACAAACGCTCGCATTTTTTGTGCCGCTTCGAATGATTTGATCTTAGAGATCACTTCACGGGCTTGCAAGGTGATAAACACCACAGGAGCACCATCATCATCGGGCTGCACTACAAAACGATCACCACCGTACTTAATTGTGCGAACTAAATCGTTAACTTGACACCAAGGGCCTTCTGGCCATGGAGTTAGGTCGTCTGGACTCTTATATGCTAAGGGGCCAATACCACGTACTTTAGCTACTGTTTCGTTATAGCGTAACGTTTGTTTGGTTTCATCCACTAGGATGATACCGCCTTTACTTGTTGTCTTTTCGCGGCGTAATTGCACCAGTACTCGGTCACCAAGAATCTCTACACCAGGATCTACATCCGGAAAACACTCAATTTCTGAGCGCAAATCGGGTTCATCCTTACTATTAAAATCAATTGCCATACGGCAATCCCTTTCTGAGTCCTACGACTCGTTGTCTTCTGTCAAAAGTTCGTCAATAACGTCCAAAACTGCTTGGAATCCTTCGGCACGACCAATTAAACGTTGGTAGTCCTCAAAACTGTTTACATTGTGACCCGCAGTGACAGCTTCTGCGATTTTTTGTTTTTCATTTCTCATGCGAGAAATAATTTCACTAATAAAGTCTTTCATACTCTTACTAATGCAAACTAACGGGCGTTTCCGCCCTAAACTTAATAAAAGTTTCCGCCGCCGATGTCTTTAAGATTTTTATCTGGACCAACTTTGCTACCTTTTGCCATTTTGTTGCCGTTAAGCACCGCATTGTTAGCACGTTTGGAACCGGATGCACCTTTATCGATAGTTGTTTCGCCAGGACCGCCAGCATTACCTGGGGTGCCGGTCATTTTGTATGTTTTACGGAAGCCTAATTCGCCGCCGTCTTGTGGGTTTTTTGCCATTTTATTGTCCTTGTGTAGGAGTTGGTTGTGGAGTTGCTGTTTGTTGTTCTTGTTGCTGTTGTAGCTGCTGTTCGTGCTGTTGTTGAGCTTGTTGCAGAGCTTGTTGATGCTGTTGGTCAGTTTGTTGCAGCCCTTGTTGATGTAATTGAGCTTGTTGGGCTACTTCTTGCTGGTGTGCCTGAGCTTGTTGTGCTTGTTCTTGCTGAGCTTTTTGGGCTTCGATCTGATTTTGCACTTGTTGAGCTTGTTGTTCAAACTGTTGCTGTTGTACAGCTAAACCATGTTGGCGAATATCAGCATTTGCTGCATTAATTGCCTCCATAGCAGACGCATTTTGGCCAGCTTCAAGTTGTTTTTGAGTTTGATCAAGGCTAGCTTTAGCATTAATCATAGCAACACGCTCTTTTGCTGCATTATTGATGTTAGCCATAGCCACATCTGTAGCATTACGCTGATTATCAATGTTAGTTTGGGTGCTGTACTTAGCTTGTAACTCTTGAACCTTCTGTTGCAACTCAGCAATCTTAAGTTGATAATCTTGTTGCTGTTTCTGAGCTTCAAATTGTGCTTGAGTTTGAGCTTCTGCAGCTTTGCGCTTGGTTTCTGCCATCTGAGTTTGCATAATAACCGCAGCAGTTGGGTCAGACATCATTGCAGATTGCTGTTGAGCTTGTTGGGCTTGGGCAACTTTTTGAGCCAGAGCTTGGATTTGCTGGATGTACGGTGCCAAATTGGTTTTAGCGTCGTTATCAACCATACGTGAAGCCAGTGCAATCGCTTTTTGTGCGTCTGCATCAAGCGTTTTTTCTTTGTGCAGCTCAAGTTTGTCTTTTCCGTTTCCAGCTTTTGCTACATAACCACGCATTTCTTGCAAATAATGCAAGGTTAAATGTTGTTTAATATGCTGAAGAGCGTGTGGGGCAAAAACAGGCCCAATAACTGGGTTACCACCGTAAGCTGGATTGTTTGCGTATTCTAAGTGAACTTGAATATGGGCTAAATGATCTTGGTCTGGGAACGCAGCAGCTGGTTGGCCCATGGTCATTGACACGTTTTCTAATGCTGGATTGGATTCAACCACACCTTGTGGGTTTGGCAATACTTCTCCGACAGCTGGAATTTTAAGTTGGGACAAGATACGTGAGTAAACAGCTCGTAAGTTAAACATTCCTGGAGGCGCGCTAGACGCCATTTGTAGGAGTGCTTGGTTCTGAGCAAGACGCTGGGTCTCAGAAAAGATGTTAGGGTCTGAAACTGGGCGCACATCGCTGTTGTAAGCAAAATCACGCACTTCAATTTCTTCACCGGACTGATTGTCCATTTCATCCAAGTACCAATGATTGATACGGGAGATGATTTTGAGGGATTTAGCTTGTGAACGATGTAAACGACCGTGGATGCTTGAGAATACTTTAGCGCCTTGTTCGATCAGAGCTTGGGTTGTGCCCACAGGCATTTGGTTGTTAGCGTCGCCAATCTTTTCTTCTGCAGTTGTAACAACACCTTTAGCCGCAGTTGTTAACCAACCGAGCAAATCAAACAAAACGCTTGATGGTGGATTGAACGGCATTGGCATGGCGATCTTACGAACGTCATCAACACCAGGCGCACCTTCAATTTCTACAACTTGGGTTGGCTCAATTCGGTCAGACTGTCCTCCAATGCGTCCACCTTTAAGTTTAAGCATTGTCTGGCTGTTGTTGATGTGAGCAGCGTCAAGAAGAGCACGGAGAGAACCGGTAAGAGCAGCAGACAAGCCACCAATAAGGTGAGGCAGTCCAATAGCGTAAGCTCCACGCCATGGAATAAATTTGAACTCCACGTACCAATCCATCTTTTCAAGTTTTTCATCGCCAGATTCCCAGTTACGGTAGAGTGACAAAACTTTAGACGTTGTTTCGTCGATGGTTAAAATGTACGGAGCACGTCTGCCTTCTGTTTCTGGATCATCTTCTAGTCGCATGAAGCAAGTGATTTCGTAAATACGGCGTAGGCCATCGATGTTTTTAGATGGTAAATCTTTACCTTCAATTTTGTCGTTGGCTTTTTGTGATCTAGTTTGATCGTTAAGAGGGGCATCTGAGGAATACTCAGAGTCAATATCACGGTAAATACCCGATTCAACGCGTTGTAAAAAAATATCTTCTGTAATGTCTTGTACTTCAGTTACGCGTTGTGCTGTGTAGAAGTTTGTTGAAGACCAAGGTAAAAGGATATTGTCAATCGGTACCCATTCGCATGTTGGACGGCGTTGCTCGTCGTCGTAGCGCCATTTAAGGAATTGGGAACCGCCGAGTGGGAGTTGGGTCAGCAACTGCTCCATCTCGTCACGGTATTCTGGAATTTGCTCTGTAAGCTGCCAGTTCATAAAGGTTACTTTACGATCGGCTGTTTCTTCTTTGCGTTTGTCGGCGTCGCCTTTAATGTTTGATTTGACAAGCCCATCTGGCGGCAGTAACTCTTTACTGGAGGAAGCTGCGAAGTCAACGCAAGCCTCGGCCATGACGGGATGAACAACTTTAGAAGCACCATCAAAAGTAGCACCGCCAGGAGCGTCTTTACCAAGGCCGGTCCTACGAAGTCCTTCTTCATACTGTTTATCCCTTTGGGACCGCGATTCTGTGTCGACATCAATCAAGTCCAAGTATTCGTTGGCAAGGGAATTTAAAGTTTGCTCATCAAATTCTTCTGCTAAGTTTGTATAAAACTCAGGATTTTTTTGTGGGCCTTGTGTTTCTTTGAAGTTAACTACAACAGAACCGTCATCCAGTTCAATAACTTCTTGCTCTACTTCTGCATCGTCCAAATCAAATTGTTCGGCGTACGCATCCATTTCGTCGTCTTGGGCTTCTTTTTCGTGAAGATCCTCTTCGGCGTCTAGATTTGGCAAATTATTGCCGTTTTGAATCGGTAGGTTTGGGATTGCCATAAGTTATATAAAATTTGATGGGTAGATGTTCCTATTCATACTAATGCAAAAAATAGGGTAAATCCGCCCTATTGGGCGTACGGGTTTGCAGTTCTTTTACGTGGATCCTCATCCGCATAGTCATAATCACGGGCTGGGAGTGGATCTAGCCTAATCCAGCCTGAATCACGCAAAACACGCAGGGCTTGTGATAAAGAGTCAACATAGTCATCATGGCCGCCTGCTTCTGGGAACGAACACACCTGTCGTAGGAAACGCTTGGCCCATTCCGCAAACTCGCCTTTGATTTTGGTGTCTTCTGGTATGTAGATTTTTCCTTTAGCTACCAAAGGTGCCACAATGTTCAAACGCTGCACCTTATCGGCACGGCCCGGATTGTAGGCCCTTACAGGCACCCCAGAGCCTTGAAGCTCTTGGATAAGGGATATACCCGCAGATTTGTCTTCCATCAATATGAGGTCTGCTTTACGGCCCTTAGCAAAGGTATTGTCTGCACCGTACACAACTTCTTTAAAATCGTCAATTACTTTACGGCGAAGTTCTGGATATGATAAATGATGATCCCAAGCATCAAGAAGGATGGCACAGGTTCCCACGTCGGTATTTTCAAAGATACCCCACACTGTGCAAGCTGTTGGGTCGTTGTGTGTCTTCTCACTGGTAGCGGGGTCGTATGAAGCAATAACGTATTCTAAGTTCGGCGTTGGTTTTGAAGCGGGCCAAGTTTTAAACATTTTACGTTTGATAATACCAGATGACTCTGGGTCCAAAATCTCACCGTAAATCTCTTGCCTACCAATGTCGGTGCCATCGTAGGTTTCTAGCTGTTTGAAGAACGTTTCTGATAAGTTGGCGCGGTTGTCGTAGGAGCTGGCGTTTGCAACGTAGACGTCGCCCCCGACTTTGCCTTCGTTGAGGTCAACGATGAGCTCTTTTGGCTTGGGGGTGGTGGTAATGATTTGCTGGACTCTGGAAAGTCTTGGATCTCGCAAACGTAAGGTAAACTGTACGCCATCGTATGCTTCGTCAATATAATCGAAAGCGCACAGCTCATCGAACCAGGCTCCGTGATACTGTTTACCACGATAACGTTCGGGTTCGGAGGCTGGGATTCCTTGAATGAGGCTTCCGTTGATAAGGGTAATTTCAAAGAGGGACTTGTTGTAATCTCGTATAAGTGACGCGGGTATGATATTGAGAAGACCGGAGTCTCCTTCAAAGCAAGTTGCACGGATATCATTAGAGGTTGGGGCGGTGACAAGCCAGCGAGTGTTGTCGAAGATCCAAGCGCGAATACCAATCCAATGAGACGCAGTGTGCGTCTTGCCAGACCCCCGGCCCGCAAGCATAAGAAATGTGTCATACTCTCCATCCTCAGGTTCCTTTTGGTGTGGCAGTGCCTGTAGCTTCCATTTAATCTGCCAAACGGCGGCGTCAAGCTGTGCTTTAGGCCAGTGTTGCCTTTCAGTAATAAATTTGGTAAGGGTCTTTTCTTGTTGCGGGGTTAACATACAGCTATGAATCCTTCTCCGACCAGGTAACTATTATCAGCTCCTTCGGTTTCAATGTGAACGCACAATTGCGGCGGCAACTTGGAAATTGCTTTGATGTACCTACGTCCTTGGTGTACTAAAGGCTTTGGGTGTGGTATTTGGTTATTTACTAATTGTAACTTAGATCTGAAAATAAGTATATAGCTTTTACGCTGTTCATTTATTTCCAAGGTTGTTTTATGTCCTAATGATTCCACTAGCGCTTGTATCTGTTGGACAATTGGTAGATGCCCGTTAGTAAATCGGAATAGACCGGTTTTCTTGGAGTAGGATTTGGGTTTGGCGCACAAAATACCTTTGAGCAGTTCCAATCGTTGCTCTGCAGAAGCTAAGAGATAATTGTTTGGAATTCGGTACGGAAGGTCAAAGTTAAGGTGTGACTCAATGGTTGGGTGTACAGAAAAGTACTTTTCTCCATTTGAGTGTTTGCCCCGCTCTATTATGGAATACCCGGCGTCTTTAAAGGTTTCGGTAAGGAAGTCGTGGTTGCCCTTAGAGAAGTGCATCCTTCTATTGCGGGTTTCATGGGTAAAGAACCAATAGCCAAAGATGAAAGGAGGGACGGGTAGGGACTGGTGGGGAAACTGAAGTGGCTTGGTGGTGGGTATAGAAAACGCATGGCTCCCATTGTTTTGCATTAGGTTGTCTGCTGGTAAGTCCGAAACTTTTTTAAACTTTAACGGGCGTTTGAATTTAAACTTGCCTTTGTACTGGTCTAGGCGATCACGGTAGCGCTTGTCTTCAATTTGGAACCCAAGGTGCTGGTCGCCCTCCACTGTTAGGTGGTCATTGAATGTGACACGGTAGCAGCTGTCTGACCGGTATTCTTGGACCAGGGTTACTTTTTGGAGCCTACCCTCTTTGTCAAATACGTAATCCCCTGCCCGTAGGTCATGGGCTGTCTTCCAATAATCAAGCGTTAGTATTTTTTGGTTTGCAAGGATTGCCAAAGTTTTTCATTATCCAATAATCTAGCCAATGCCCTAACGGCATCCTAATACTGCTCTCCACGGATGGGGGTAGTTTTCGTATATCAAACCGTTCTGTGACTCTTAGCCTAAACTGAATGTAAGCTGAGGTTTCTTTTGGAAACACT